CGATAAACTAAAAGGAGGTGCCCCATGGCACTAACAACTCTGACTTTTCTCGAGTCAGCAACAATCACTCCGTCAGGAGGAACCGCGCTGGTCTTTTCGAGCCAGGGCATTCAAGGTGATAAACACAAGTTCGTGTGTGACGACGATACAGATCTTCGTACACAGCGTTCTATGGAATACACCGTGAAGCGTCCAAAGCCTCAGGCTAGTGCACCGAATGGTTACACACAAGCCAGGAGCTCAGGCATCTACAAACAGCCTGTAATCTTGGACAATGGGGAAATCACCGTGAATACGGTGACTATGGGGCTCAACGTGGACGTCGAAATGACGATCGCCGAGAAAACCGAGTTACTGAAGCAAGGTGCCCAAATGTTCATCGACGCCGAGTTGGCATCGTTGCACACTAAACAGAACCTCAGTTAGTGGGACGACGTTATTTGTATTCCATAGGACTGATCCTCTTTATTGGATTGGTTTACGGATGCGAGCAATTCGTCTATTCTCAGTTAATACTTGAGAACCCTAACGCAGACCTAACGGTAGACAACAAGATTAATGTTTACCCACCGGAATGTCTTGACTTCATTCTGAAAGGTTTGTCGGTCTTTTAGAACCATTCAACCTCCATCACTTACAACAAGGAAACAACCTCATGCAAGCGAAACGGAAAGTGAAAAAGCGAAAGAGCTCTTTCAACCCTGATGTAATCGTAACCACGTTACACCAGGCTGTTCACCGTGATTTGAAGCCCATATCTAGTGTATTCGGGCCAAAACACCCTATAGCTAGACTAGCTAATGATCAGAGAAAGGCGCTCACTAAGAAGTATGTGAGTCCCTTAACTGGTCAAGACCATCTCGTTTCGAAGACGTACCAGAAATTCTTGGACGTCAACGAACATATCGCAAATTACACGGGGGATAACTTTGTGCCCCCGGTCCTTGCTGATATTCCAGATGAGAGTAGTCTCAGGGCGAAAGCCTTGTTCACTGCTCGCGCTTTAATTAGTGCTGTTTTGACCGACTTTGATGAAGAGGAACTGTTTACCCATTGCCGAAACGGCCCTGGGTCCACCAATGGTGTCGGTTTTAAGGACACTAGCGATGAGGCAAAACTTACGTTCCCCATTACGCTTACTAAGCGGGTGGCTCCTCTCTTCGATCGATACCTGCAGTTCAATTTCCAATTGGCTGCGGCTGTTAGAGATTTTAACAGTCAAAATCCGGTAACGGATAGGTACTCCTTCGTGGAAGGATCACGGGCTTCAACTGTCGAAAAGAACGACGAAATTCTGCGGATTATCGCGAAGGAACCTACTGGTAATATGTTCATCCAGCAAGGCCTCATGATAATGATGTACCACAGAATGGTGCCGTTCGGTTTAGACGTTCGAGTACTACCCGAGCAACACAAGGTTCGCGCCATGATCAGTTCAATCACCTCTGGTGAAGCGACTGTTGACTGGCGATCGGCCTCTGATTGCAATGCATATGACCTGCTTAAGTGGCTCACGCCGCCTAAGTGGTTCGCAATGTGTGACATGGTGCGTTCCCCCGTTATGAACATCAACGGTAAGGACGTGCATTTAAACATGTTTAGCACTATGGGTAATGCGGTTACTTTTCCGCTTGAAACTCTCGTCTTCTGGGCCATCGGGCAAGGTGTAAGATATGCACTAAGCGGACGCTATAAGTCTACGTTCCTTCCTTGGAACTGGGACTATAGTAAAATATCCGTTTTTGGTGATGATTGCATCATACCTACTGACATGTCCGAGGATTATATTTCTGTCCTTGGCAGTGTTGGGTTCCTGATCAATGCGGATAAAAGTTTCTACCGCGAGCAGGATCATGGTTTCAGAGAAAGCTGTGGGGGAGATTACCTCCATGGTTACGACGTTAGGTCGTATTCATTGAAGGCCCCCTCCTCAACTGCGAAATCTTCGCTAGAACCCTGGCTCTACATCATCTTCAACCGGCTTAAAGAGAAGTACATAACGTGCTTCGGTCGGTTGTCATATGTGTATGAAAAAGGACTATGGCGAGAGATGGAACGGTTGTTCGTTGAGCACAATATATCAGTTAAGATAGTGCCTGACGATTATCCCGACGATTCAGGTCTCAAATGGTCGCAAGACCTGGAGAGATTAGCGAAATGCTATCCGCGGATAAAGTTTTCCCGCATTAGCAGATCGCGACATGGTACTTATGCATTCAACTATTGCCGGTTTATATACCGGGAACGGAAGGATCGCTTTGAGTACATCCACTTTGTGAAGGCGTTACAAGTGCCAGCACAAATGGAGCGTTCCATCACGGAATTCTCTATGGATGACATCCCCATGTTTAGGAAAGTCAAACGTAAAGGAGGT